GGCGGCTGGTACTTTCCTGGCATCGTCACACACATCCACGCAGGGCGCTCATTGCCCATAAAGTCCTTGCCAATCTGCTTCACGGCAAAGACACCCTCGCGGCTAGTGCGGTACATTCCCTGATAAACCTCCTCGTGTACAGACAGCATGCTACCGTCGATATACTTGACAGACATTTTTGGTGTGCTTCTACATTTCTCGAACCATGCTTCAATTTTTTTCCTATACACCGCAGGTTCGCCTTTACCCGATTGGGTAAAAAATTGGTAAGCCGATCTAAACAGTTGACTAGAATAGAAACAAGGATGACAGACTACGTGTGTGAAACATGCCTGAAGCAATTCAACCAGAAGAGCCACTTCACGGCCCATAAGGCTCGTAAAACTCCGTGTAAAAAGAATACTGTTATTGAAACACTCATTCAGAAAAAGGTGGAAGAGGTGTTACAGAAAACACAGCCCAAACTGCAAGTACCGACCCAACAGAATCTTGTACGACCTATTCTAAAATGGGTTGGGGGTAAGACAACGATTCTTGAGGAAG